TAGCCAATGGTAATAACGTTCAAATCCTTCTTCTATATCTACAATTGGATTAAACCCAAAGTCTCTACGTGCTGCATCGATATCTAACGCACCACGACTAGGAAAATCTGCATCTTTATCTCGAAGTTCGATAGTTCCTTTTCCTACTAATTTAACAGCCAATTGGGCTGCTTCATACAAAGTTTTACTGTGACTTTTCGTAATATTGTAGGTTTTATTTTTTGTATTTTCCGATAGAAGGGCTTGCACGATTCCATTGGCCGCATCGTCGACATAGGTAAAATCTAGCGTTTCATTAACACCGTTGACTTTAAGAACACCGCCCCTCATAGCAGTTAGTAAGAATTTAGAAATTACACGGTCTTCGACATCTAAAGGACCATATACAGCACTGGGACGAAATATAGTATAATCTATACCTCGCCTTTGATAATCGCGGATTAACCATTCTCCAGCCAGTTTGAGTATACCGTATTGCCCTTGTGGTCGACATTCTGCATCTTCGGTGACATAGTTTTTGAAGTCACCGTAGACCATACTGCTGCTAGTATATAAAAATCTGTAACAACAAAATTTTAAACATGATTCTAATAGATTAAGTAATCCTTCACTCATTACCCTAGCACCGAGCGCAGGGTCAGAATTAACAACTTTCTGTCTAGGGAAACTAGCCAAATGTATGACAGCATCTGGATGATAATTTCTAAACAACCATTCGACATTATCTCGATTGCTGATGTCAATTCTGTGTATTTTTTCTGACCGAATAAATTTTAATCTTTCTGAGATAAGATAATCTATCTCTAGTTGAGGGATTATACCGTAATTAGTTCTAGTGTCGGTAATAATAACGTCATAGCCGATTCCCTCTAATTTTTTAATTACATTATGACCAATTAAACCTAACCCGCCTGTTACTAGTACATTCATAGAGTAGCATCTTCTAATCCGGCAGTTCGTAATTTAACAATGTTGGATAACTGCCATTGTTTGATGTCTAGGCCTTTGATGATGCCTAGCCATTTATTTCTTAATAGAGCAAAATCATTGATAATCTTTTCAAAATCAACAACATCGGCTTCGCCTTCTACAAACTTTTCACAGTCTCTAGAACTTAGGCTTCGTTGATAATTTTCAAGATATTTGCGAAAATGCTGGCTGCGCAGTCTGCGCAGTTCGATGTTGAGATATTCTAATATGGCTTCGATCTCTTGGAGTTGATTGAATCGGTTTTCTACGATGCCTGGCATAGCAGCCGATGCTCGTTCGATGTTTCCCGCTATGCGGGCATCTTTTTTTGCTTCTAGCAGTTCGCTTTCATAATATGCCACAGCATCTGGTATGTTTGAAATATCCTTTGAAACTCGATCATACCAATTCATTTATTCCTCATCGTCGGTGTAATCTTCATATTCTTCTTCGATCTCTTCGTCATCGATAGCATAGTCGATGGCTTCGTCTAGATGGTCATCTATTCCTAATAGGCTCTGCAGTGTAGATTCTTTGATTCCATAGTCTAATAGAGTGTTTACGAATCCAGATGCTACGTCGGCTCTAGATTTTTCAGGGATATGTTCTACGACCAGTGTCCAAATATCTGCGATTAAATCTTCTTTCATTCCACGCTCTCCGGTTGGGGTTCAACATTATTAGTTATCTCAGATGATGTATTTTCTGTGGCTTTAGAAAAATTTATCATCAATTGATCGAGACAACCATTTTCGTTGCGTTCCCATTCTTTGCGATAGAACTTAAGGATTTCCCCATCCGGTGTCGTATAGGACAGTCTGTTACCATCTTTTACCAATATGCCTTTGGCTTCAGAGAGATCGACAAGACCACTGTAAGGATTCATGCCAGTTTCGTAGGGGATCTTGACCTGTACCGATTCAAAGGGTTTGGCATAGCGTGTCTTCATGATCTTGCAGGCAGCACGGATACCTTTGACTTCTGAAATCTTATTGCCATCTTCATCTTCTTTTAGTTTCAATTTCTTCATAGCAACCACGATAGAACTTGCGTAAATGAAACCTTGTCCACCTGAGATCTTGTCATCGGGGTCAAACATGTCTTGGCTAGCGTATGTGTGGTTAGTAGCAACTAGGCCAATGTTAAGGCTACCAAACATGTTCACGCAGTTTCGCACAAGTGCGGTGAGACTTTTGGCTTTGCGACCCAGATCACCTTTCAGATCACCTGCTTCAAATTGATTGACATCTGTGGGAGTCAGTAACATGCCTAGGCTGTCCAGCACGAACAAGATCTTTGGACGACCGTCTTCGGGCATGGCCTTGTATTCTGCGACAAATTCTGTGATGGTTTTGGCCACATCATCGATCATGGCCATGTTGAGTTTCAGCAGTTTATCTTCTGCGGTATCAACGTCCAGTGCTTTGAGCCAATCTTCATCTAAGGCATTTTCTGAATCGATCAAGATAGGATAGATATTCTGCGCCTGTGCGGCCTTGATCAAGTTGCCGGCACAGATGTAGGATTTGCCTGCACCACTTTCACCTGCGAATACCGTGACTTTGCCCAGTGGAACTCCGCGATGGAAGTCACCGCTGATCAGATAGTTCAGAGCATAGTTTCCTGTCGAGACCCAATCTGTGGGATCATTGAAACCGATGCTGAGTCCTTCGATGCTCTTAGTAATACTTTTTCGAAACTTGCTTATATCAAATGCTTTTGCCATTATGTCGTCCTATGTTGATGAAAATGTGGGACCTTAGTCCCACATTTTTTAGTTTAGCAATCACTGGCCCTGTCTGGCGCGGATCTTGGCAAGGATATCTTGTGCCCTAGATGCGCTTTCTGTATTGGCAGGTGCGGCCGCAGGCTTTGACACCGTAGCAGGTTCATCATCGACTTCATCATCGGACACCGTTGGTTTCGCTACCGTCTTGTTAGGATCTCCGGTGGCCGAACCCATTCCTGCAGGTTTGAAATATTGACCCCAACGATCCATATCGTAGGCTTCGCCGTCGACTGATGCTTCGAACATCTCTTTCATTACTTTCAGCTCGACATCGGTTGGCTTCTTAGGAAGGAAATCCGATAGATTAAACAGGCCATATTGATCGATGGCTGCTTTCTCTTGATCAGTTAAAGATCTTTCACGACGGCTCCACTTGGAAGTAGAATAGTCTGCGAATCCGCCCTTGCTGGTCTTTGCGATGCGGAAATCAACACCACGCAGGAAATCGGTTGGCAGTTCTTCCAACTCTGGATCCATCAGTGCAGAACGAATGATCTGATAGATCTGAGGTCCGATGATAAATCTACGGACGGGATTATCCGGAGTAGAATCTTCTTTGAGAGGATCTTCTACAACAAAACCTTGGAAGATGTATGAACGCTTCTTCCAATACTTACGACCCATTTCTTCGAGGTTCTTGTCTTTGAACCAACCACGGACTTCTGAAAGGATCGGACAGGCTGTACCATCATTGTACATTTCCACACAGGGGACCTGTACCTGTACCGCACGGCTGTCTGTTTCTCCTTTGACACCTGCGAACGGCAGTTTGATCATCGCACGTTCTACCCAGAAGAATGTGTTGTTGGTGTTGCCGTCAGGTAAGAAACGCACGACTGCTTCTTTGCCTTCCTGCATGTTCCAGTGGGGGTAAATCGCGTTGTCTCCACCGCCTGTGGAGTTGCCTGTGGTTTTGTTTTGTGCTTCTTGAAGTTTAGCACGGATCTCTGCTAATGTAGCCATTTTAAATTGCCTCCTTTGTAATTTGCCTTAAAATGTATGCCTTGCGCATAAAACATATTATGCGTAGTTTATTTAGCAAGGTCAAGATCTTTTTGAGAAATTTTTGCCAAAAGAAAAGGCTCCAGATAGAGCCCTTTCGATCGCTCATATTACTTCTTGGCTGCTTCTTTCTTCTCGTCCTTTTTAGCAGGAGCAGGTGCTGCTTTGGCATCGGCAGGTTTGGCTGCAGGTGCTGCGGCTGCTGGCTTTGCTTCTTCTTTCTTAGCAGGTGCCTGTGCAAATGCTGTGGTCGCTGCGAAAAGAGCAGCGGTTAATGCGACGACTGATTTCATATGAAAATCTCCATTTAAAATGAAAGCAGAATGTTTCTGCTAATTTATATATTGCGCTGGAAATATTCTAAGATGAAAAGTGGTTTGGAAAAATGGCCAAAAGAAAAGGTTCCGGAGAACCTTTCTTTTCGTAGCTTAGTAGCCTAGGCCTTGTGCTATGCCTGATAATCTGCGGATGTCTTCCAATTCAGGGATAGGTTCAACTGCTTCTCCTTTTGACTTACTGCTATGCTGTGCTCGAGAATACATATCAAGTAAATCTCCGACAAAATCTTCATCATATCTTAGAATATAGTCGGCTCTCTTCTTGCCTAATTCTTTGACCATGATCTCATAGGCTGCATCGACCACTTCATCTCCTCCGCGTTTCACGCTGAGATTTGGATTCTCTGCGAATAGTCTATTGCCCAAATCAAAAGCATAATGTCGTTCTGCAGGTTCTTCATCGTCCTCGTCGTCTTCTGGACTGATATCTCTAATACGATCTCCTTCTTGTTGCACACCTGCTAACTCTCTCATACGGCCTAGTTCTGCTAATTCTTCTGCACCCGCTTCCTGATGTGGAGCCATTCTTTCAACAAATTTGCGAGCCACCTGTTCGGCTTCTTCGCCAAACTTCTTGCCTACCATTACTACAACACCTTCTGGACCTTTGGGGAATGTGCCTGTGTTGCGATCATAAAATGAACCGATAAATTCTGCCAGTCCTTGTACGTCCATGGCCTGTCGCATGCCTTTCTTGGCTAGATGTCTCGCCCTGTGTTTGATCGTGTTCCCGAACTCGTCTTTGTCCGAAGGATTTTCATCGGGTACAAACGGTAGGTCGTCCTTGTCGTCGTTTCTCTTGTCGGGATCGTCCCCGGCCATCTGTGGTTCTTCTTCCGGTGCAGTTTGGTCACCTCCTTGGTCTGCTGCCGGCTCATCGACCATATCGCCGAAGTCCAATTGATCTACTATCTCGGGTGCGTTCTGTTCTAGCCAATTTTTAATTAACGGTCTTACGCAACTGTCGGGATCTTCCTTGGCCTGATCTTTGATTTCTTTATACAATTTGGGATCTTCTATGATGCCTTTGAGACTTTCGATAGCGTTAGAACCGTCTACTCCTGCAGGAAAATGTTCGCCTACCAGTTCTTGTAGTTCTTTTATTGCCTGTGTCTGTTCTTCTTGGTCGGATGAGGTTATGGCGGATTCTTCGCCTAACCCCATCACCCAACTTTCAAATTTATCGAAATAATTACCTTCATCATTTTCGACTACATCTACTTCGTCATTGACCATGTCTTCTTGTGTCATCGCGACTATGTCGTCATAGCCTATCGAACTTTCTTCCTGCATCAATCGATAGATCACAGGAAATACTGATTTAATATCTTCTTTGAAATTTTTGACAGTGAACTTTTCTGTATATTCTTCTGCGACTTCTTGTGGAACCTCTATTTGTTCTCTGGCCTGGAAACTTTCTTTGTATGCTTCGTAGTGGCCTTGTTTGGCTATTTTTTGTATGGTTTCTCTTAGGTCGTTTAGGGCCTGTGTACTGCGTTCTACTATACCATTGGTATCTGAATTCATCAGATCATTTCGGACAACATAATTTCCAAAACTCTTGAGTTGTGCGATTTCTTCGCTCATTTGGATGATACTCTTACCTAGATCATCGTAGGGCAATCCACCATTGGCCACATGGCGCTGCATAGCTCGTGCGCCTGCTAGATGTATGAACGGATATTTAAATCTTTCGCCGTCTTGGTTTTCTACGAACAGCGCAGATATATGACGTGTCCTAGCGCCTGGCTGTGTGTCGTCCATTACCGCTTGGCTGTGTTTGATGATGAGGCGTGTGTCCATCAACTTCTGGTAACTCATGGTTTTGGTACCATATAGTGTGCTTTCGTTCATAACTTGTTCTCCGACCGGCTGTACGATAGTATTTGGTTGTTCTTTGGGTTTGTTGTGTTGGCTCAGGAATTCGTAATCTCTTTTATCTAGATTATCTTTGGCGATATCCCTGGTATCAAACGCCATCAATCTACGTTTGGCAAATGTGCGCAATTCTTTTAAAAAGTCATACCAATGATCTTTTTGCTTACCGTCCATGCTTTCCGTGATTCCGGTGCTGAAATAAACTTTCATGGAATTTTCTTCTGCGAGACTAATACTGACATGACCTATAGGCGTTTCACCCTCCATGTAATCAAAATCGAAGAATCTCGCTTGTTCTGGATTGATGGTTAACTGTCCTGTCTCGTCTCCAAGTTTCAACCCGCGGAAACGGCTACGGACCTTGTAGAAAAGATCTGTGGCTATGTTATTTGTAGCATTCATAAGAGTATTTATCAAAAACCTGTGCTGACGAAAATAGGCATAGGCATCTGATCTTCAGAGATTTTATCAGTCATTTTTTCGTAGATTTTTGGATCCCAGTCGGCCAAGATCGCAGCCATGCGCAATATCAGCAGTGTGCTGGACACGAGATCGTCGTTCTCCCCAGTCTTGGCCCCAAACCCTATACCGTGCGCCACATAATTTTTTAGTTCGCTAATCAAGGGTTTGCTGTGTATGCGCATCTTGCTGGTTTCTACCATATGTTTGAATTGGCTGCAGGCAGCGATTTTCGTTTTGTGCGTGGTATTAAATCCTTTGCGGAATTTACGGAAATGGCCTTTGCGTATAGGCTCGCTGAGAAACAGTCCAGCGAAATTTTCTTCCCCTATATTATTGATGCAGATAAGAGCGCTTTCTCCTACTGTGTTATTTTCTACCGAATAATAGATCTGAGGATTTCCACCTCGTTCTTTTCCTCGTGTAGCGATATAATTGCAGATTTCTTTGAGATGTTTAGCCTGTGATTGCACAGGAGTTAGATTATGATGCCATTCTGCTATCTGTTCCATCGCGGGCAATTCAAAGACCTGGATGGCCGAATAATCTCCCCCAGTTCCGAGACTGGGATCTAATGCCACTAGGTAGGTGCAACGAGGATCTATGTCTTTGTACCAACGAGTTTGTCCCATGGTCATCGTGGGGTCGTCTCCTTTGAGTTCTGCCAATTTTACAGAATTAATCAAAGTCTCGTCAAATATTAAGAATTCGCAATCAAATTCTCGACGGAAACGCTCCTCTCCGATTTTAGCACGTTCTACACGAGCCCATTCTTCATCACGGTCGGGGTGCTCACTCCAGTGTGCATAATAACTGAAAAAACCATTGACTCCTACTCGCTGTTCATTGCCGTATTCGTCGAATCGATTGTTGGCTTCAGTCCAGATTAGTGCGAACTGATCTTCGTCCGAGTTAGGTGTAGAAGTGATGATACATTTACCACCAGTGGACAGAGTAGGTGATAGTGCGGTCCAAAATTCTTTGGCTTTTTCTGGGGGCTGCACGAACGCGAACTCGTCGCAGTAGATCAGTGAAAGACTTTTACCGCGTCCTGTGGTTTCTGTTGTGGTAGTCGCTTGTATGCGACTGCCATTATCGTATTCAATGGTATTACGATTATAACTATGCACTCCGGCTCGTATAAAGTCAGGCAGATTTTCATAACCATAACGATAACGATTCATGATGTCCTGTGCACCGTCATATTTGTGCGCAGCGATCAACACTTGGCATTCAGGAACGAACATAGTATACCAGAGGAGATATCCGGTAGCGCAGGTCGTCTTTCCTGACTGCCTTGGTAACATCGCTATGGTTTGCTTGTGTTCTTGATAGGCATTGATTAGATTAACCTGGTATTCGTAGGGATCAAATGCGATAGCACCACGCACTGGATGCTGTATCTTTAGGAAATTCCTACAGAAGTAGAGAGGACCTGTTACTGGATCTAAACAGGCTTCTAGATGTTTGACTTCTTCTAGTGTATATTTTTGCTTGGCGAAGGCCTTTTTGACCAATACGCCGTCTAATGATTTTCCCATACAGTTATTTACTGGAAAAAATAGGCTCCGGAGAGCCTATTTGGTTGCTATCGACTATAAAATCTTTCCTAGGATTTTTTCGCTTCGTTTAATCTACGCTGTAGTTCCGTACGGATCTGGGCACGTAAATCAGTGCTTTCATATGCACCGGCAGCCATAGGATTGTCACCGCGATATGGTTTACCGCTGAAACTTTTCTTGGGTCTATTTAGATCAGTGCCATCGGGGACAGCAGCATCCATGCCCTTATACTCCGGTTCTGCACCACCAATCGGTGAGTTACCAAATGCTTCTTCCTTTTCACCTTTTTTAATATCTCCTGTACCTTTTCCATTGATTTTAATTTCTTCACCAGGAGGGGTATTTTTAACAGCCAATCCATAGGCATTGCCTTCTTCCTTATCTTTCTTTTCCATATCATGATCGTCCATATCATGATCGCCGTCATTGTCTCGATCTAGACTAGCCCCTAAACCTCCTGGTTGTGAGCCCTTATCTTTTTCTCCACCGGGCTTGTCGTCGTTATCAGCATCCATGTCTGGTAGCATTTTTAACGGTCCCGAATCTAGGTTACCTAATTTAAGAGGTGACATCCCCATCGGCGGCATATCGGTTGGTTTATCCATAGGACCAACACTAATCGAAGGCAATGGCGGCATCGGAGGTTTATCCATGTCCGGATTGACCTTCGTGACCAATTTCATTAGATCTTCGATGTTATCCATGCCCTGCGCATTTAGATTGATGCTCATGCTAGGCGGAGCCACGGGAGGATCGTTTGCCGGCGGCATAGGAGATCCGCAGCCCATCTCGTCCGTTATTTGTTCTACTGTAGATGCAGGCTGATCTAACTGTTGCATCTTGGCTAATAATTCATGAAAATTCATATTTAACTCCCCATTGGGCTTTTTGTACCTGCTTTATCGATCTTGGCCTTGGGCAGTTTGTATTCGACCTGTCCCTGATCTTTCTTACGAGCCTTGGCTGATTTTTCTAGATCTTTCAAAAATGATTTATTAAAATCAGCACCAAAATAATCCTTGTGTTTGATCTTACCTGAATTTTTATCTAAATCAGTTTCGCTGAGCAATGCTTCTTTGTTGATCTCACTGTCCAACATGGCTTGATCTTCTTCTGTAGGTTCCCCGCTGCCTCTCACACGGAAACAACCTTCTTCGATGCCCATATTTTTAATATCTTGAGAAATTTCAGGAGCGGTCACTGGATATTCGCAAACAACTTCGAAAATATGCACTTCTTTGTTTTCCATATTTGGAAAATCTAATGGTAATTTTTGTATAGGAGTAGTCGTGATCTTTTCTATGGTCAGAACTTTGCAGCGATCCAGCCTAGTCTTTAGACCTTCCTGGAATTTCTCAGGGAGATCACCAGCAACTTTGACTTTGAAACTGTAGACTTTTTGGTTTTCGGTAAGATATTGTTTGAAACTTTTCATATATGTATTTATTCCTTGTTGCCTAGTTTTTTCAACAGTTCATTCCGGTCGGTGATGATGTAACCTTGCCCGTTGATCACATCGTTAAGATCTTCATTGGAATCTTTATCTATCTTATATTTTTTCAACTGTAAATCTACTGCTTTTAGTTTTTTCTCGATCTTAGCGCTCTTGGCATCTATGGCGTTTTTAAGCATCGAGCCAGCGACCTCAAAAATACGGCCGCTATATCGTACTTCCACATTCATGCCTAGATCCATTAGGTCGTCATAGGCCTGTTCTGCTTTGCTGGCTAGATTATCTAGTTCTTTATCGTCCAGTTCGTCTAGTTCTTTGATCTGAGGAAGACCTTTGGTTATTTCTGCCACAGCCTGATAACTGTCATCTAGGCTGCGTACTTCCTGATGTTCTTTGACAGGCTTCAGCGGATCTTCTTTGTTGACTGCAGATCGTTCGAGATTCAATAATTCTTCTAGTTTTTTGGTCATAGTGTACTTATCTACGTTTTCCGCCTTGATGGAAAATGTCGTCTTCGTTGATGATCCGGAATCTAACATTCTGCTGCTGGCACCATTTGCTAGCGGCTTCCCATTTCGCTATATTTTTCACATACTGTTCTTGATTATACAGACTCTTACCGACTTTTTCCAAGATCATCTGATTGCTGGGTTTTACCTCGACAACTTCTGCATGTTTTTTTCCGCCTTTGTCTTTGTAAACGATAAAAAAATCTGGCACATAGATAGTATATTTTCCAGTTAGAGGATCTCTGTAAGGTATCTGTATGCTTTCCGACGCCCAGTTTTCTACTCCTGGATGTTCGTCTAACATACGCATGAAAACAAATTCCCAACTAGATCTAGCCAATGGAGTTTTCTTTCCCACATACTTGTCGGGATTTTTCATTTCAAAACGTCCCTGCGCAAATTTAACCATTAGGCAAAGATATTCCTAGTTTGATTTTGTTTTTCGACTGAAGTTATCTTGTAGCCAAGCACACTGGTCGCGCTTCTATTATTGTTTAATATTTCTGCCACGATGGCGCTGATCTGAACACCATTGAATGTTTTCAAAGTATCTATTAATTTAAATACTGGAACTCCGTCTATTTTAGCCTGTCGTAGCAGTACCTGAGCAGTGACGATGCTGGCATCATCGTTGAACCCGCGACTTTGGAAAAATCCTATGGCTGCCGAAACTTCGTTGGCCGTGAATTCTAACTCTAGATTACCGTAGGTGTTGAAAAACGCTTTGGTAGCAGAAGCACTGTCCTCGTCACGCTTGAAGGGCAAATTAGTTAAGGCCATCCTAGTCTCCGTATAGGTTATCGATCATCTGCGGGGTTAACCAATCTCTTTTGTGTGGCAGTTGTACCGGTGGCAGTGCCTGAATTTTTTGGAAACGCCGCACCTACGATACCGCCTACTGTATTGATGGTTCCTCTTACCGTAGCAGGATTACTTAAGATATTGATAGCCTCTTGTTTCAATCCTTCTTTGCTAAGGCTTTTAAAATTCTTCGCGGTATTAATGGCCTTGATAGCAGTACCTAAAAATCCTCCGACTGACCCGAACGCAGAACCGCCGGCAACATCTCCGAATATCTGTTCTAGGCCATCTAATACTCCACCTTCGCCTAATAGAGTCGATACCCCACCGCCTGCGACTGTAAGCGGACTTGGAAGATTATCGTAATAAAGATTTGCAAATCCTTTGGGATTGTTTCTAGAAACATTTCCACTGCTGTAGATAACTGATTCATATTCTATGCTCATGGAGGTTTCATTGAAATCATTTGCTGTATAATCCATGCTACCATGACCCCAATTAGTAACTTTAGGATTGATCAGGGTATATCCGAGAAATCTCCTGCGACTCATAGTATAGATGCTGATAGATGTGAAAAAATCAGTAGACCTTCCTGCTCGATCTAGACCATATCTATAACTGTCGACCACGGATCCTTCTGGCCGCAGGGCCGTCTTAAAAAACGCTCTTTCTGGATTATGCCGATCTTGGACATAAGCACCCATATACAATGCCCACAAGGCATTGATTACACCGGCACTATCATCATGGAAGGTCATGTTTATACCTTCATATGTAAAATTTTTATAAAAGATTTTTTTTCTATTGTATTGATTTTTTGTGACGGTTTCAAATTTAAATTTTGGAAGATCTGTAGTCTTGATCAGATATCCTATTTCATCTGCATGTTTATTAGAAAATATCGGGGATGACAATATAGACTTATCTATTTCAAATCGCACGTAATAAAGGAATTTCGTACGAGGTGTCAATCTATAACTGTTATCTAAAAACAGTCTAGATGCATGTCGCCAATCTGCTAGGCCGCCTTTTGGTTTAAGCAGCCCGTCGCCGATACCGGTGAGAAACCTAGTGAATTTATTTGCCATACAGATATTTATGCCACAAAAAAACCCAGAAAAATCTGGGTTCTTCGTCAGCCTTGTTGTCTTTTACTGTGCGCCGCTTCGGCCTGTTACTGCTTCGCCTATGGTTCTTCCTACCAGAGCACCTATACCTCTTTCTTGACCAGTGCCGCTGGCCCCCGCGAATTGCACGGCATTATCGTATTTGACCGTGAGAGCCACTGTCATGGGCTCATTATTGGCGTAGTTTGCCTCACCGTAATCTACACTAGATAAGAAACAGCCATACAGTTCCCATTTTTCTAGGATGTTTGGCTCGAGATTACCGTTTCCTCCATCCATCATTTCGATATTGGCTTGGAATTTATAATCAATACCTGATCTCGCAGAGGCCTGTTCCATGAAATCAAACTGTTTCTGGATCTGTTGACCAACTAATTTCTGTACTTGACCGTTGGCATCGTCACGCAAGTTGATGGTCACGTCATCCCAGCTCGGTTTACCGGCCAGTTTAACCTTGGAGTTATAGATCGGAATCTCCATTTCTTCAAAGGTCACAGTCGGACGTTTTACATCGCTGACCTGTTTGGTTAACTCTGTGCTGGCCTCAACACCGAATCCTAGCAGTATCACCCTAAAGCGATACTGTAGTTTAGGCATTAGCAGCGCGGTGCCGCTGTTGCCGTTACTGGTTGGAACTGAAATTCTATTTAAGGATGTTAGTGCCATTTTTAAATCTCTCCTGTGTTCTTGACACGCAATGGAATGTAGATAAACTCAACTGCCTTTACTGGTTCAATCGCAATATCAACATAAAGTTCGTTACGATCAATCCTAGACGGCGTGTTATTGGATTCATCGCAGACCACGGCAAAGTCGTAGAGCGCTCTCAAGCCAACCAATTCTAACAACAGGCTTTCTACAGCACCTTTGATCTCGTCTCTGGTAATCTTATCGTTAGGTTCGAAGATATACGGACGAGCCAATTTTTGTAGTTGGCTGCGTAGATATACCACTAGGCGTGCCACATTAATTCTATCTAGAGCGCTGGCGTTTCTAGCACGAGTCTTTTGACCGTATGCTACGAGACCCACTCCTACAAAGAACGGAATTGGATTGACTTTTAGTTCGTACAATGTATCGCGCTGGCCTTCATTTAGTGCCACGCTTTGGAATTCTCCTGTATCAGCATCTATAAAACCAACTGCTGTTGCATTTGTGATGCCGCCTCGTCTTGTGCCTGCTGGCGCAAACCAAGGATAAGAAACTTGATCGCTCAGTGCGATAGTTCTCAGCATCATGTGTGTGGCCGGAACGACTGCGTTAGCACCGCTTAAGTCTGTGGTAAATCCGTTTGGATAATATACAGCACAGTATTCGTCGTAACTAACGATACCTGTGTCACCGTTATCTAGTGCGCCGTTAGCATTGGTACCCCAGGCTGTTAGGCTGGTAGCATCTGCGGGTAAACGCAATGGTGTGTCGCCGAGCACGAATGCTGTCAACCCTCTGTCTAGATTCAAGTTGATCAAATTGCTCAGTGTTTCTGGATATCCTGGGCAAGCGATCAAATTGAAGTTTCTACGTTCTTCATCTCGTATCTCTGAACTGGTATCGATACAGCTTTTTAATTTCTGTTGTACTAGAGCACGCTGAGCTTTGCGACCAAACGAACCGGACCCGTCTTCGTTGTTAGGCGATGCTGTGGTCCAACGGTCAGTCCAATACGTGGTCATCTGATCACCTAGTATCGGATCGAGTCCTAGTGCTGCTCTAGATGTCTGGAATCTTGGATTGTTTTCTGCGATATTGATGTAGTTGTTTTGATAACGCTTGACGTTACCTCCGCTTCTGCGCAGATTCCATAACAGCATTCCTTTAGGATATAGTGCTGGATCTGGAGCATCTGGATCTAAGAAGTTGCTGGTCAGCAGTTCAATGATAGTGGCTTCGCCCGATCCGCCGTCTGTGTTCCATCTCGCGTCGGCGAACAGGATACCATCTTCTGTGGTTTGATCGGTCTTGTCCAGCAAAGACCAAGCAGCACTGGTAGTTCCTGCGTTGGTGTATCTATAGATAGTCGGAAAATTTTCTAGATCAGCGGTGCTGATCCATAGGTCGTTATCAACTAGAGCCGTTCCGTCGCTCTGTGCAGTCGGCTCGCTGGCGCTCACGATAGGACCTTCTGGATCTGTTCCTGTATATAAAGAATATGTGTTTTTATATCCGACCCAAGTAGATCCGTTATGTACCATGATATCAACTTCGGAGAAGTTAGGAGTATACCATAGTTGGCCATCTGCTGCTTCTGCTAGAGGTTGATCTCCCTGTGCAGCAAAATTCTCTGTGGCTAATGGTTTCCACAGCGTAGCTATCAACTCTGTTCCGTTGTCGGATGCGTACAGATTAACGGTACCGTCTTGGTCTTCTATGTCGTAGGCGGTAAATGCCGATTCGATCACCGTGCCTACTCCTCCGAGAACGAATCTCATATCGCCGCCTGCGACGTGGCTAATCTTCACCGTATTAGTTGCGGTAACCTCAGCAGTTACATAGTTAGTATAAGCGATAGGATTAGTAGGATCTGTGTTATCGAATCCAAAATTTGCAGCATTTATAGCCGCTGCAAATGCCTGTGCATCTTCTTCTGCGTCACTGGCAGAATTGAAAGTTACCGTAGTAGAAATTAGATCTTCGTAGCCCGGATGGCTCTGTTTTAACACAAAATTATTACCGGTAACTGTGCCGAACGTTGCTGGAACGATTTCTACGGATTCGATCGTTGTCGCACCTTGTCCGCTGCGTCTCCAGATTCTATATTCTACAGTTTCGGGTGTGCTGTCATTACCACTGTTTTCGGTGGCGTTGGTCTGAACAAACAGTTCTTCTTGATCTATACCAACTCCACCGCCGCTGCGATCTAGACCGTAGATCGCAGCATGCGTAGTCGCATATAATGGTGCTGAATATGAAATCCATAACTGTGTAGCGCTGTTCCAACGTTTAATGATCCATCTCGAACCGCTGTTTGGTGCTGTGGTCTTGATCCATACGGATCCCGTTGGTCTCGCAGCAGCATCTGTTGATTTGTATGCAGGAACTTGAGTATGCGGAGTCTGTTGTAGTTTAGGAGAATAATACGTTCCTGCATCAATGCCAAATGGAGTCCAGGTTCCTTCTAATGTTAGGGCACCATCGGCACCGGTGGTGCTCCCATCTGACACAGTAGTTCCATCGGAATATATGTAAAGTCTATTGTTGACCGCTTGGGCAGAAATGCCTACGGGCGCTAGGCCATTGATAACACCAGCCAGTGTGGCCGCTGATCTCGA